AGTCCAAAAATAGATTATAATAATCTATTTTTGGACTATCTGATCACTACATCTACACTCTTCGGTAAAAATTTCATTTTTGTAAGTGTGGAAGCACTACCACCATACAATACAAACAACCTACTTAAAACTTACATACATTTTACCATCTGAACACTTAACCTTGCAATATGTCCTCTACATTATGTTACGATATTATGGAGATGATAGGCGAAGAAGTAACTATTCGTAGAAATAGGCAGAAGTGTCTTCAACAACTCACAGACCATGTAAGTGAGTGGTTAACTCTAGATATAAATAATGAAGATATCGGGATACATAAGGAAATGTGGTATCCTATATTAACCAGTGATACTAATCAACAATACGGTATTGACAATTGTAATGGGACTATGTATATGTATCTCGATTATTATGATAACTATGACTCTATCAATAAGGCGATACGATGGGTTAATTATATATATGGTGACATACAAATAGCACATAACGGTGGACATCTACTACAAAACTTATGTAGACAACCTGGTTCTGATATATGTCCTCTAATTAAAGACCGCCTAATTAAAACAGTTATCTCCTCATAAATTATATTAGTTAGTAGAGTAGTTAGATAGATTTTTTTTACTCAATAGTTATATGACCTGTTAACTCACACTTCTACACTCTTCGTAAATAATTCAATTTTTGTTAGTGGTGAGGGCATCAGACCCTAAATCACTATTAATAACAACTATTAATACTACCTCTGAACACTTAATCTAGACTTCTACACTTCGTCTAAAATAATTTGATTATTTGTAAGTCTAGACACATCAGACCCTAAATCACTATTAATAACAACTATTAATACACATTTACCTCCGAACACTATGTCCTGTCAATATACCACACTTACTACTCAAGAAGCATCTGACCTATTACTTATGTTCAAATACCTCTCTGATATGTTTGCCTCTAACAATATTGTATGGTGGGCGGATATGGGGACTATGTTAGGTGCTATTAGAGATGGTGGACTTATTCCATGGGACGATGATGTTGATATATGCCTTGATGAACTTGATTATAACAAGATGAAATCATTACGTAATGTAATAGAGAACTCTCGATATAAGTTCAAGTTTGTAGGTCAATATGGTAAGTTAATAGATACTCACCATATGGACGATACTAACGAACCAAGTGTATTTATTGATATCTTCAAAACTAAACGAGGAATATATCCACAAAAACATTATCAAAAACATAATGCTCCTGATAATATGAGATTACCTCTACGAGAAGTTGACTTCTCTGGTATCAAAATATATGTCCCTAATAAAGCAGAAGAGTTATTGGATAGAGGTTATCCTAATTGGAGAACTATCGCTGATGTATATAACCATCGAGCACCAAAGAAGAAGAAGGTTAAAGGTAGAGAAGTCTATGCTAAACATGGAGCATTTCAAAAGTATGGTAAGTGTCCTCTTGATATGATGGGGGGTAAAAAGTAGTCATATGTCACCTATTTCTGTAATTGTAAAAAGTATCTGATGAATGTATCACATCGTGTAAGTAGTCTAGGTTTTTTTTGTCAGGGGTATAATATGACTACTTTATGCACCACTTCTACACTCTTCGGTATACATTTGATTTTTTGTAAGTGTTTTGTTTATTAGATACACAAACTCACATACATAAACTCTTGAATACACAAACTAATACAATGTCCACTACTCAAGAACAACTCAAATCTCTTCAAGAACAAGTTGATAAACTCAAACAAGAAAATGAGTGCCTAAAAGAAACTGTTGTTAAAGATATTAGGAGTACTAATCTTCCTCGTAATGTAGTGCGTATCGCCTGTATTCATACTGAAAGTGAAGTAGATACTTATGAATCACCTAAATATGTCATTGAAGGTATTGATGAAAAATTTCAGGGGTGGGTTCATAATCATATGTATTCTGATAAGTTATTACCTCTTACAAAGTGTCTATTACGCAAAGATGTTGATGGTATTTATGAGTTATCATATACTCCAGTTCCAGTTGATGTAGGTCGTGATGTATGGGAACATTTTTATGATTCTTATGATGACTTTCCGGATACTATTGATTGGTCTTTACCTAATGCTGAATTACGTAAGGTATTATTTACTGATCATGATCAACTACTTATCAACTTCTTTATGAAACATATGATCTTTATGATAACTACTCACGCAAAAGTTCTCGAATGTGATAAACCTATTGAATCTGCTACCGAAGATGATGCTGGTATAAAGTCAGCATTAACAATTATATCTGATGAAGAGTATGAACAATTTATGAAACAACTCATGCATCTACCTGACCGTAAGAAGAAGAGGTGGAAAGATCATATTTGGGATAAACACGGGCGTAAGTCACTTGTAAAATGGAGATATAATAAGTTAATGGAAGATCACCCGGATAATGGTTGGACTGAAATACAGTCATATAGTAAGGCAATTGGAGAGGGCGAAGATTTTAAACCTGTATCACGAAACGGTCAACTTGCTTTTATACGTCAAGAACTATTGAAAGAAGGTTTGTACTCACCTCACCTAGTCAATAAGTATATAGAATGTATGCGTTCAAAAGCATAAGTAATCATAATATAGTTAGTTAGTTAGTTAGTTAGATAATATCTATTTTTTATGAATGGGGTAAAAAGTAGTGATATTATACCCCCCTCAAAAATTTTCAATCCCTAGGAGCGGTGATGAGATTTTCCTGTCAGACTTTTTTGTGAAACAGGGTGAGGGTATAATATGACTACTTTTTACCCCTTTTTGAATTCTTTGTAAGTATATAAACAAAAGATATCATTACTATGTATTAATGAAAAATAAAGCAGTAGATACTTGTAAAATATTACACGGTCAAATAGAAGATCTAGTTAATCTTGTAGATGACTTACACGATATAAATAAAGTTAATGAAAAGAGTATTAATGAATATAAACATATTGTAAATAGATATTATTATGGTTTTATAGGTAGTGTAGGTATTCATTTAGGTATTGCCTTTATGTATATGATTTAAACGAATAACTTACAAATAATATAGTATGGGATTAGTTTATTGGATTCATTGTAATATAACAGAGGAGAATTATATTGGTTCTACAATACAATCATTAAAAAAAAGATTAGTTAATCATACAGGTAAGAATAATAAATGTTCGTCTAAACAAATTATAGATAGAGGTGATTATGATGTAATTGTATTAGAAGATAACATACCTAACGATATATTAAAAGTAAGAGAACAATTTTATATGGATTGTTGTGATAACCTCGTCAATGTTAAAGAAGCGATTGATACTGGATACAAAAAAAGATATTTAGAAACTCATAAAGATCATAAAGCAGAATACGATAAGATGTATCGTGCTAAAAATAAAGATAAATATGTTAAGAAGATATATTGTGAATGTGGAGGTAGTTATTTAATGAAACATAAATCAACTCATTTTAAAACTAAAAGACATATGAATTATTTAGGTATCATTTTGTTATAAATATTATTCTGGGTAGCGATCGAGTGTCCCATCTTTGATGCTAACTCACTCTGTTCCGCCATATCATTTTTTATGTGATTGAATTTATGTGATGCTACTATCTTACGTATTAAAGTTGTGCTTACATTTTTACCAGTGTATTTTTTTGATGTCTTTGTTAATACCTGTGATAAATTATTCTTTGATATAGGATATAATATATCACCTTTATCTATACCCCATCTACTAATATAATATTTAAGTTCTCTCGATAGATCACGAGGTAATTCTTGTATCTGCATAGGTCTTGTCTTTGTTGTAGTATCATCTTGATAATAACAATAACAATACTTCTTTGGATTCGAACAATACATCAAATAATTCTGTTCCTCCTTTATATCTATCTTATTATATTCCCTCTTACCTATGAACTTCATACCCGCCATATCATTTCGTACTGGAACATGTAATAAACTCAATAATATACAATATATCATATGATCCTGTTGTGTTTGTATATCTTTACCTACTTTTCTAACATACTTGACTAGATCATCATAACTTATGATATTATTCTTTTGATTATCTGATGCTATCTCATTTGTATTAATATTATTCTTTGCTTGATAGTTATCATTCTTCTCCCATACTGTCTTACGTATCTTACTTAATTTAGGAGTGAACGTGCTACCGTGCTTATTCTGTTCGTCCATTGTTATTATGATTAATATTGCTGTTAATAAATTCCTACGATATACATCTGTATATTCAAGATCATCTATCTTTGTTAATAACTCATCTGCCTCCATATCCCTCCAACCTGGGATAAACTGATCACACTTCTTTAATTTAGCAACATATGACTTTACAGAGTTCGGTTTTAAATTAGGTCTCGCCTTCATTACTTCTTGTGTCCAATCCATTATATTGTATAGATATATAATCTATTTGTTTAAGTGATTTTATGTTTAAGTCGTAAGTCCCATCTTTTATTTTTACGCTGGAATAGAGTACAGTATTCAGGATATAAATCCTTTACTCTTTGTTTATCCTGTAACTCTGTCTCGATATTACGACCATCACCATCACAACCTCCTGGACTATAATTCTTTGTTCTACCTGCTAGATGATTACATTTTAATATCTTACCATCACGCTTATAGTAAGCACAACAATTCTCAAAATCCTCCGCATAGTTAGTATGTAATTTGATATCTTTACATATACGACGAACTCTAAATAATCCTAACATATATCTTAAATCTGTTGTATACTCTTCACATTGTGACATAAACATAGGATTATCTACTTGATATAATCCTGAATACGATGCTCCTACATCTATCATCTTATCAATAATCCTACGTATTGTATTATCTAAATTTAATATCGGTCTACGCTTGTTATCTATTATTTCCTTTAAGTCATCATCTATTTCAACTATATATTCACCACTTTTAAAATGATCAGTTATTATATTATGAGTCATACCTATCCCTTTTACATTATATTCTTTTACATTATATCCCTCGAGTAATAATGTTCTATATTCATCTATCACTGGATCATCTGGTCTAACAAAGATAAAGATATCTTTTTTTTGTATGTTGTGTTGCTGTAAGTAAGTTAGTGTATATGCTTTTAACTTATCACAACGATTATAACTTGGTATCGCTATTTTAAAGATATCTTTTTTTTTACTATACTGATAGTATTCCGTTGGGTGCTTGGTTTTTTTGAACCTTATGGTTGATACTAAATCACGCTCTACATAAATAGATGGATAATACACTGCTCTTGATAATGATATATCGTTCAACATTACATCTATTGCTCTATATCTTTTCTTACTTACAATCTCATTATATAATTGTTCTGCTATCTTCCATGTTGGTATATAATACGATAATGTCATTAATACTTTATAACCCTCTGGTATACTATTTATACCCTCCTGTAAATCAGGTGGAGTCACCTCACCCTTACTCATCTGTTTTGTAAAGTATCCACCTAGATATAAAAATGTATCACTTGATATATCTTCTATATGATTCACTTGTTCTGCATCATCTTCAACTACAATCACATTATCTATTTTATTATCTATTATATGTTTCCATAAGTTGATATGTGATAAGAAACAACCACACTTCGCTTTGTGTTGGTTAGGGTCAATATTATGATAACTTATCATTTTATTAAATATAGGATCATCTGCTTGTAAATCTTTCCAGTCAGTCGCTATCCATCTTGTATACGTATCATCAAAATACTTCATTCTTTCATCAAATCTATTTAAATTTATAACGAACTTATTCATTTAGTATTAAAAAGAAAATAATATCTGGAATAAAATATTGATATATTTATTGATGACTTACAAAGATAGAAATATCTATGCGAGTTACTGTCCACATAATAACCCTATCTATATGAGTCATATGTGTCCTGGTTGTCGTAGGCAAAAGAGAATACAAGAAAGGATATATTATGAAGAATACATGAATAATAAAAGATTTCTATTTATTCATACTACTGATGAACCTAGTAATGATAAAGAATTTTCTACACTCAAACGTAGTCGTAGTCAAGAAGAACTCAAAAAAGAGTACTATAAGATGGCGAAAGTCCATCACCCAGATAAAAATGGTAGTGAAGAAAAATTTAAAATATTACAAAATCTATATGAAAAATTAAAAGGGAAATTTAATATGTAATCTAATAATATACTATGAGCGAAGATTACATCGAGACTATCTTGGTAGAATGTGATAGAGACAGTGCTAATACTAAAAGTGCTGATAATAATGCTACTTGGACTAATAACTTTAATGATACTCTACAACTTAATGCAGGAGATCAAGTATCCGTATATAGTTCCTTTGTATGCGATAGAGGTGCTACTCAACCTAATAGTGTTGAATTCAAAGGTCAATCTTTTGATAAGTTTAAAACTATTCATTATACTGATTCCAGCACTACTCAAAGAACTTATTCTTCAACGAATAATCAAATTAAAGATCTAACTGTCCCCTATACAACTGATAATGTAACTACCTCTGAATCTATACAAATAAAAGATAATGAAGCAAATATGGTAATCAATTACTATAAAACTATGGATTGTTTATCCTATATACAATTACCACGTAGATTTATACCTGATACAAGTAATTTAACTGTATTAGATGATTTAGATAAGAAACTATGGAACATGGAAGATAATGTTGATGTGGGAAGAGTCCATCGAGAACCTTATGATGTAGGAACAGGTAAAGATATATCTACTGTCTATGGTTATGTAGTTGAAGATTATAAACCTATCTATCGTAAAGAACCTAGAAGTGACGATTCTGATAGAAACACGTGGAATATGCAGATAGATAGATGGATCCTTAAAAATGATGGTTCTAAATTTACAATTATGAGGAGAAACAAAGTCTATCATTACCCTAAACGATTTAATTTTGGACCCGCTCCTGTTGGAACAGCACCTACGGAATACTGGGTTGATATGCCTGATAATAATGATGATAAAATTGTATGGAATGAGGTAGCACAATATTATCTACCTCCTTACTATGTAAGAGAACCTGAATCATATAACTATGAAATATATAGGGAGAAACTTAAACTTGATCTACCTGTTGGTTTCAATAGTAGTGAATTTATTAGTGAAGATATCACTAAACAGTTTAGAGATACAACCATAGATAACCCTGATAAAGAAATATTAGGATTTGGTAATAATTCATCTACAACAGATCCTAATCCACAAATACCCTTTCACTTATCGTTAACTGCTCAAAATAAAACATATAAGGTATTCCCGTGTGCTAATGATAAAAATTTCAATCAAGAAAGATATGATAGATGCGTTAATAATAGTGATCCACCTGCTCCTGTTATAGGGAAATCTGGACCTACAATCTTAATTGATCACCCTATTCCTGGTGAACCTGGTAATAATAGTTTTGTAGTTGAAAATAGTTGTGATTTCTTTGGTTCTGCTTGGTATGAAGCATTAGAATATATAGCAGTCAAACGACCTGAAATATATCAAGCAGGTTCTAAATTAAATGCTATCTATGGTTATAGGACTTCTCCTGATGATCAAACAGGTGCTTCTTTACAAAATACTGGATTGATTACTCATATACCTTACCGTAAAGAGTTCCTAGATTTGTTTAAAGAATTCTTTGAAACACAAGATCAATATCCTGAATTATTTAGTCAAGAGAATATCATGAATATGTATGAAGATACTGGAACTGAAACTAATAATCCTTATTATCATAAACTATCTGTTGATGTAGGTGATGCTAATTATTTGAGTCAAGAAGAGAGTATTACTATGAATGCGACTATTAATAATTCAAGATATTTACATATGAATATGTATGATAGTTTTAGAATGGCGAATGTAGTGGGACCTAATGATAATGCGTTTGATAGTTTTGATAAGATAAAGGATGCCGCACCTCTCGGTTGTTCTTACTATGATTTTATGGGAACTAGATATAATATTAATAATGGACGAGAAGAATATAATTTTCCAGATCCTGTTAATCCTGAAACTGCTCCTGATCTCACTGTGAAAAGACAATCCTTACCCTTCCTAATCTATTATGATAAATCACAAAAAGATACTTATTATGATAGTCCTGATGGTATTAATAGTCTAGGTAAAAAATTAACCTATGGTTGTTTTGGTAGAGATCCTGTAAATCAATATATTATTATCTATCCTAACTTATTAAAGAAGACTGATACTTCAGGTTGTGGATTACCTCCTGAATTATATGCGAATACTAATGGAATCATAGAAGGTAAGAGAAAATTTGGATTTGATAGACATTGGAATGCTTGGGGGAACGCTGCTATTGCTCTTACATCAGGTATACCTACTAGAAGTCGCTTTGCTACTGAAAGCGGTCAAAATACTATCTATGAATATGAACTTGGAACTATGGGTAATAGTATTCCAGTTGATATAACGAATCATGGAGAACCAGGTGAACCTGCTTTCAATACAAGATTAGGTCAAAGTGATATTAATATATTTAATGATAAAATCTATATTGGATCTCCCTTTGCTGAACTTGGATTTGATGGGTCTCACTTCTATTTTGATAAGTTACATAATGAACTCAATGCAGGTGATCTTGAAAATACTTCCGTAGGTAAAGGAACTACCTTACCTCCTAGATTAGTTTATAAAATCAATCCCCCTCAAAAATATAATAACTATTCACCTGTCCAGTTCCCTTATGAAAAACCATTCACATATGATTATGATGATGCTACACAAGGTACTGATCAATCCAGAACTTATCTTAATAAAAATATTGAACCTTATGCTGTTTATGATACATCATGCGGTATATTTATTGAAGATCTAGGGGTCAGTCAAGAGGCATGGGAAGGATCTCTATGGAATAGATTAGGATTCACCTATGAACAGTTTAATCCTACTGATAATGATAGGTTGAAAAGACATTCTGATCAACCTGATAAAATTAAATATATCACTACCAATGCTAAAATAGATGCCGTTGATACAAAAGCATGGAACCATAATCAATTTCAAGCACCTATCTATGATGGATCATTAGCACATACCTATAATCTAACCTTACGATTAGAAGATAGTGGAACAGGACATATAGGTATCTATTTCCCTCAATTACCTCAAATTCAATCCTTTACTGAAAGTATCAAAATTATGGCGAAAGAATATCCTATCAAATCATTCAAAGGATATTTTGCTATCAGAAGTGATATTATACCTACTACTGATTATATAGGTGGATCAAGAGGTAATACAAATATGGCGATAGTAGGTCTTATCGATAAAATGAATCCTTATGGTGATTTCTTTACAGGTAGTGAAAGTAGTGTTATATTCACATTAACTAAACCTTTGACCATATCAGCAGTGACCGTTGCTATCACTGATCCTGATGGAACTTATAGTGTTGTTAGTGAAAGATCTTCGATTGTATTCAAAGTGAACAAGCGAAGAACATTAAGAACTGATGTAGCAGAAACTATTATGAAAAGATTACAAGGTAGTGGAATCAGTGAAACAGAGGAACCACTCACTTCGCCCAACTAGGGGAAGGATCCGCCCATAGTTTCACCGCCCAATAATTAGCAGTATTTTTATCTTTATAAGTCAATTTACCTTCTTTATTTTTGATACCTTTTGCTCTCGCAAGATAGGACTTCCTACGCTTCTGATCTTTATGTTGTGAGAAGTCTTGCATTCCTTTCAATCCAAACCCTATCTTTTTATATCCTTTCTTTGTATTTGTTTTCACATAAACCCAATATTTATTACTGGATTTACTTGTATTCTTCCATGGTTTATATAATATCGGTTTACCTTCTTTTGTTAAAGGCATTTATATATTACTTTTTATTTTTTTTTACTAGATGAGATTTATCAATTTTATATGCTTTACTTGATTTATCAACTGCCGCGTAGACCCTTGACATCGCCCATTGCTCTTTTGACTTTACATTCTTCCTTACTGATTGTGGATTCGTTTTATAGGCACCGATCCCTTTATTATAGATAGTTTGTAATCCAGATTTTTTATATCCAGTTAATTTAGAAATAGATGCTAACGAATGTGAAGTTCCTTTCGGTTGTTTATACTTCTTATTAAACTTCTCTTTGTAAGTAGGCATTATTAGAAAACATATATTATAAATTTATTGAGTAATTATTTTTTCTTTTTCATAGCACGAAGTTTCGCCATTTTATCCTTCATTTCTTTACTACCTTTTGCTGATTTCTTACCTCCTGCTTTCTTTTTCATTTCACTCTTTCCTCCATAATGACCAGGCATATTTTTATACTATCACAAATATATTTTTTAAAAGCATAAAAAAAGATATCTTTTTTTTTACTTATTACCCTAGGTTGCTGACGCTTACGCATTGAATACACTGAACATACCATTTGATAGTCGTGCTAATCGCATATATTCACAATAAGAACGTGCTGTATAAGTTCCAGCAGGCATGTCTTCACCTGCTCCTTGATCTGCTCCACGACCCATAGTTAAATGTAACTCAATACCTCTCTGACCTACACGACCATTTGTTAGACGAGTTGCTAACATAAAGGTTCTACCAGCAAGATCCGCTGTCTGTGAATGTCCTTCAAATGTGAATAAACCAGATAGACCACCCTGTTCACGTGAATACATCTCACGAGTGACAAAAGGTACTCCTTCACTTTGAGTAAAGTGTGTGAATAATTCAGCAGGATTAGTCTTTGAAGTAGGGAACTCAAATCTATCATTGTATCGTAGATTATATACAACTTTTCCAGGAGGAGTATCTGTTGCTCCTCTGTTAGGGAATATACTATTGTATTTACCTAGAATACTTACTTGACTTTGAGCATCATTACTGATTGTAGTTAATACACGAGAAACCATACGACTCGCCATACCTAGATTACGGACGACTCCTTCACGTAGTTGAGCAACTGTAAGTGTAGATTTAGATAACCTGTAATCAGGGAAAGCAAACTCAATAGTAGGGTTCGCATCAGCATATCTAACCATAGCATCACTATCTGTGTAGAAGATATAATCTGCCGCAAATTTAGTCTCTGCTGTATCTAGGGCGAAGTCTTGATTATCTACTGCTCCACCTGGTAGACAGATACGATGTCCTCGCTGTGGAGACCATACAAGTTCAATCTGTAGAGGTTGATCAATCATATATAGTGGAAGACTATGTGTTTTGAGGAAGGGGAAGAGGTCAGATAAATCAATTTGATAGGTAGGTGATTCACCCGGAGCAGCACCCTCTAAAAGTGAAAATTGAGGCATACGACCATCACGACCTTCATTTCCTGTTGCGTTGAGTGCTTGATATTCTAAACCTGAATCAAGACCATATCCACCCTTCGCAAGGGGGAATGAGTTCAGAGAAGCAGGACCCCCTACTGATTCTGAATAGATATGTTTTAAATTCATAACACGTCCCGTAGTATATAACTCACGCTCTACATTTGTCTCATTATCTATCAATGCTGATTTAATCATATGTAGATGTGACCAGTCACTAATTTCATTTAAGGTTTGATTACCTGCTTTTAAGGTTGCTCTTTCAATCACAGATCCTACTCCAATATTCAATGGAAAATAAGATCGAGCAGCACCCGCAGGAGGAGTCAATGATACAAATAATTTAGACTGGGAATGCAAGAATCCCTTTCGTTCTAGTTCAAAGCGACAGAAACCAGCACCAGAACTTGTCCCATCACGGTTGACTACTGGTTCAAGAAGCGAAGTCTCTACAACCGAAGCAAAGTTCACAGGTATTTGTGATAACTTGATAAGATCGGGAACAGATGTCATTTTATATTATGATACTATATATTAATCATAATAATTAAAAAATAAAAAAAACTATGTATAAATATTAAACGAAGTAAGCATTGCTAATGTAAATCCATATCTTCATCTGTATCATAATCACTATCAGGTTCATAATCACTATCACTATCAGTTTGTGGATAAGGTGAATAGTGAGGATATTCAATAAAGAATTTATTAATAAGGTAGGGAATATCTAAATTAGGTAGAATTGTCATTTATACTATTATCAATATTTTTATTTTTAAAATAATTTTTACATTTATTTGAATTTAAATGTCTCGCCCTATGACTCATACAATATCCCCCCCCACATTCACACTTATGATATACACTATCATATTGTTTTTTACGCTCTAATATAGTTTCTTTATTAGAACTATAATAATCTTTATTCTGTTTATATTTATCTTCTTTACTTATATATGCTTTTGATTTATTACAACATTCAATAGTATCCATATGATATTGTTCTCTTTGACGTAACTCACTAAAACTATTACATGGATACTCTTCTAGTAATTGTATTTCATATTCATTATTTAATATAATAGGTTTTGAAGCACAATTAACTACTGGATTCATACTATCCCTTTCATGACCCTTTAATCTTTTATTTAATGTTTGTATGGTTGAACCTACATAAGGTTTATTTTCACCCGTATGATCTATAATTTGATATATTTTACCTTGATTAAATTTATTCATTATATCTTAAAAGATATCTTTTTTTTGACTTTTGAACGCACTACTTACGATAATACTTGAACTGCTTTACCGTCCCAAGTGAGTACCGACTTCGCCTTGAAAAACATGAACACACTCTGCGGGTTATCAGTAGTGAGAGTGCTTTCGAGAGATAGACCCCATTGTTCGGTAGAGAAATCTTGTCCTTTATTGTATTGACTGTATCGCATACCAATACCAAAGCAAGGACCTCCAAATGCTTGTTCTTTGTATGTAGCAGGACCTTTTGTAGCAACCATAGTATAATCACGGTTCATATTACCTACTTGAATACTTGTTCTATCTAGAGCATATTCAGGAATAATAGCATCAATATATTGTTTAGTTAATTGACTATCAAGTGTATTGAATAATGAGTTAGTCGCTGCTACATCGGCATTGAGTGGATAAGTAGTTGATGTATTACCAAGCATATCAAAATCTACCGGATATTTACGTCCACCTCGTAAGAACTGGACTCTTGTGAATCCTGCTAATGAATCATCAGAGTTACTAGGGGAAACCGTAGCAAGACCATTTTCAACCAAAGTATTAATATGAGAACTCGGAGTAAAGGAACAGAATACACTTTGTAGATTCTTTAATCCTAGGCGATATTGTAATTGAGCATTATTCGTATTAATAGATGTATATAGGGAAGTAATTGTATTGAATTCTAATGCTCCCGAGGTCTGTGCCATCATAGTAGAGAGTTGATCTACTGGAATATCAACTACTTCACATGTAAGGGATAAGTTACGTAGTTCATAATGAGCATCAGCAACAGTTCCACCTGCGAGGTTAATATCATCACCACGAGCAAATAAACAATTACTATCAGGGGATAGATGTAGTTCAATCTGGATACCACCAAAAGAGTTCTGTAATAGATTGATTTGATTACCACTCATCATAAAACCGGAAGGTAAGTGACACGAGAAATGCTTATAGAAGGCAGGATCTCCCTGCGCTCCTCCACTACATACTACATTCTTGAACATCTGTTCTGCATCAGGTTGAATAAGTGCTGCTTCATTCATATGTGACATAAGGTCTTGTTTTGAACTAGTGAGTGCTAAATAATTTTTAAGGTAGGTATTGTAATGTCTAATATGTTCGCATATCTGTTTAGATTTATTATGACGGATAATAAGTTGATCCCATAGACCAAAAATACCTAAACGATTATCCATAGTCACTTCCGCAAAGTTATTATTGAGATCATCTTCATATACAGGAGTCCCAGCATTATCTTTGAATACACATACTTCACCATTGATACGAATACTACGAGGATCTAGTATACCACTTTGAGACTGAATAGTGAAAGATAATACAGGAAACCCTCCCTTGAAGGAGATAGTCGCATCAGGATTGATATTATCTGGACGGAGAGATAGGTAGCGAGAAGTCATTTTATACTATGACTAACATAAAAGAGTTTCATATAAAATAAAAAATGTTTTTTAAAGATATCAATTTTATTTACCCTATGGTTGTTTGATAAAACAAACTTACATAACGACTGTGACCATACCATTCTTAATCATTACACGTCTCAAATGAAATACGAACGTTGAAAACATTTTATTCTTTGATGGGGGAGTCCCTTCCGAGTAGTTAAGTTGAACAGATAGATCTCTATTACGGAGATCCATTACTCCCGAGTTAACAGCAAATCCTCTACCAATCACAAAGTTCTCCATGTATGCGGAAAATGAATGAGGAGGGATATTCGCATTTGCTAATAGTTTCTCTAATTCATATATATGGAAGGCATCAATACTCTTACGAGTAGCAATCTTACGAGTAGATACTGGACGAGATGGGACTAATTTACCATCAATCTGGAACTGATATTCAGATAAGAAATCACAGCAACCCGCAATCCCTGGACGAGAACTATTAAGTCTCATATCATCAGCGTCTCGGGTGACTTCATAGGTTCCATTACACGCTACTAAATCTTTATCTGTGTATACTGTGCTATCGGTAGGGATAATCAAACAAGATTTTGCTTTTGAGTTCGCTGCATGAATAAGGAATGATGCTTGTCTATCAGATGCTAACATAGAGTTTTTGTAATTAGTAAAGGAAAAGATATCAAATTCTATGCTTCCACCTTCACGTGCTTTTTGTAGCATACCTGATTTATATGAGTCGTCCATAATAATTTTTTGAACTACAAGGTTTAGATTGTTGACATTGTAAGATACTGGATAAGTTGGATGCTCGACTACATATGTGGAGAATAGACAACTTGCTCCACGAGTAGCATCAGCACCACGACCTCCTGCTGCCGCTCCATTTCTAGCATTCGCAGCAAATTGAATAAAGACTTGATTTGCTTGTGCTGGATCAATTTCAATAGCAGCAATAGTAGGAGATGTATATGCTCCCGCACCATTAGTAATATTGACTTCAAGTGCGTTCTGTTGAGCAGGATCATTACCAATAATACCGATAGTTTCACCTACAACAAAAGGACATTGTGCTATACTTGTAATACTTTGTGCGAAGGATACCCAGACTCCATCTACATCTGTATTATCACCCGCAGTCCATGGACTAATGACTGATTGATCTCCCGCATTCCTCGCTCCCCAAAAGACCGGATTGAGTGTTCGTCGCCTATCTCTCAATACACTATCTAATTGCCTAACAATACGTTGAGCAGGTTCAAGATCTAGTTCAAGATATAAACCTGTTAACATATTAGGATAGATCTGACCTGTAAATACTCCAGAATGGATAGGAACACAACAATGTACTGAATTCTTCTGAACATTATAATCAAAAGCAACATTTTGATCACCTTCAACTGATTTAAACCAAGGATTCGTTGTAGTATTCGCACATAGAGATTTAGTAGATCCACGAGTTCCAGCATTCTGTGGATTGTAGGATCCACCTGCTTCCATTAATGCTCGAGCATTTCTTTTTGATTCATCTTTATCATAATCATGACGGATAGCAACTATCTGATTGTATTCATTAAGTTCTTCAATTAAATTTCCCCTTGATTCATCATAGATACGAATATTTTTGACTATCATACCTGCTCCTGCATGATCTAGTTGAAGACGAGTAGCAGTTCTACCCGCAGGTGCTTGAATATCCATATCAAATTCAAGATAACTATCTTTACCACTCATAAACTCAACTGATCCACGTGGAATCTCGAATCCTACTTTACGTGAGACTGCTCCCACAGTAAAGTTGAGTCCATTTTCACATGGTATAGATACTTGTTCTTCTCCTATTTGAACGACATTCTCGGCACTCCAATATTGAGACATTTTATACTTATGAAATATATATTAATATGAATTTTAAAATAAAAAAAAAAGTTATCATATATATGGTTAAAGTAGCACCAGAAGAATTAGAAGTATGGTCTGATGAATGTGAACGATTATTAGCAGAATGGAGCGAGAAAGCATCTTGTTATAGATGGTTACACGCGAGTAGTGAAAAGAAATATAGAAAAAGATATTATTCATTTAGTATACCTGTAATTATATTATCAACATTAACGGGAGTTGCTAATGCGGGTCTGACTAGTTATGTCCCAGAAGAATCACAAAAAGTAGGTCAAGCAATCATAGGTGGATTCAATATATTCGCAGGGATATTAGGAACCTTACAAAATTTCTTAAAAGTAGCAGAAACTATGGAATCACATAGATCTTGTGGAGTATCATGGTCTAAATTAGGTAGAAGTATTAGTATTGAATTAGCATTAGATCCAAAGAGGCGACAAAATGCTCACGACTTCTTAAAAATAACAAGGGCAGAGTATGATAGATTAATAGAACAATCACCTACTATTGATGATGATATTATTAATATATTCAAAAAGAAATTTAAAAAATATAAAGTAGCAAAACCTCCTATATGTAATGGATTAGATAGATGTAGTATATTTGGTAAGGAACCTATTGATATTGTATTACCTCCCACAGATAGTCAGGGAAGTCGAGGTGATCTTACATCTATCAAAGATATGGATTTAAAATATGTAGATGAACCTATTAGTCCGTGATGATTTTATCATCACCCATTAATAACCTGAAAGGTTATTAGTCCATAGATGCTTGAATTTTTTCTACTTCACCTTTCCAGTAATCTACTCTATCACTCATAGTTTTTAATCTAGATTGATAGTAATCTTCTTTATCAGAGAGTTGATTTCTTAATTTAATCACAGTATCTTCAAGTTCATCTATTTTATATTTATTCGCAGTTTTAATATCATTAAGAGTAGATAGATGTTCACTACGTTTAATGAATCCTTTACTTTGTTCAATATTTTCTAACTGTTCTTCTAACTCTTGTATCTCTTCATCTCTATAACCTATAAGTCTTCTATGTTTAGCATAGGGGACAGATTTACGATTAATATAATCTTTTTCAGTTTCTTCATTATCAGATATATATTGTTTGAACCATTCATTAGTCTTATCATAGGTATCAAAACTCTCATATAGTTTGATAAATAATTCATAACAACCGATAGTCTTATTTTGTTTCCATGTATGGATAAATTTTCTCTTCAATTGTTTTTTTTGTTCACCTTTGAGTTTGAGGTGAGTGCTATTGACATAATCAAATATATCCTTTCTTTCATCTTCACTATAATTAACACTTGACATCTTAAATAGTAGTTATATTATAATTTTAAGTATTTTATGATTACCATATTTTCAAAATGGGGTAAAAAGTAGTCATATTATACCCTATGCCTGATCCCACAAAAAGTCCGAGGAGAAAATCTGTCTAACGCTCCTAGGGTTGGTGGATTATGGAGGAGGGTACAATATGACTACTTTCTGCCCCCTTTTTTTTTGTTTGATTTTTTGTTAGTTAATTCAAAGACATCATTTTGTTTAAATTTGTAAGTAGTCTTTTCAGGTATAATGACTTCATTAAATGCAGAATATCTAGGTGCTTTTGGATCCATAGGTTTTGCTTTCACTACTTTGACTTTCTCTGATTTTAAAGGTTTCTTGGGTATATGTAATTGATGAGGCATATTTTATATTATTATTTAATATTTTATTTCTTTTTGTAATCTATTATATAAATGTCGTTAATAGTTCTATCTAATCAATCAAGTGAAGAAGATATAGTAGGGACAGATGATAGTATTTATAAACCATATAATTTTAGAAATGCTATATCCTCTACTGTTAAAATCCCTAAAAACGCACAGATCGCCTTACAATCTGCAAAGATCAATCTAGATGGTAGTATTATTATAGGTAATGATAGTAAATTATTCTATCTATATATAGGACAAGGTATCCGTGGTAGTTTAGGTGATAATTTCAATAGACTTGATAGTATCGAAGAATCTACGGGTTTTCCTATACAATGTCGCCTTTATGATCAAGATGAAAGTGAAAATATCAAAGTCAATCCTTATGAACTAGGTAGAGAACTTGAAAAAACTCTCAATAGATTTGTATACAATCCTCAATACACAAATACAATCACTGTATCACAACTCATTGCTAATGATATATTTTCGGGATATACAATCAACTTCCCAGGACAAATTAGTGCTAATGATGGACGGAATCCACCTAAACTAAATAATGCTCTACCTTCTACTGATATGGCGGTTGATGGTTCGTATCAAAGTGTTCGTGATGGAAGAGTCCCTGCGGGGTGGACTTATGGTAATCCTCCTGGGGTAGGGTCAGGAACCGTAACCGTTGCTCTAAATCAAAATAGAACTCAACATGTGACTTTCAACTGTCCCCCTATCGCACATAAGAGAGGAGTAGTCAAATACGATGTAACAGGTGCTTATGAAGTAGCAGGAGCAGCAAATACTCAATGTAATTTCGCTGTTGGATTAAGTCGTAGTGTAAATACTCAACAAGCACTAGGAGTCGTAGGTGGAGCAAATCAACTCAATCCACCTTATTATGTATATTATAATGGAACTGGATATCTTCCATGGGTCAAAGGATACCTTGATTTTGGAGTCTGTGTCAATGATAGAGTCCGTAGAGGATATGCTGCTGGTGAACTTATGTTAGTTCAATCAGTAGTCAACTCGAGAGATATTAATGGACCCATAGCAACAAGAAATCTTATTAACTTACCTAAACTACAAAATTTAGATTATACACAATGCCCTCAAAGTCATTTCCACAATGCTGCTAGATTTAATGTATGGAATGATAACCTTGATGATGGTACTCCCCTACACTCGATAGAATTTAGAGTATCAGGTGAAGCACTATCCGTATTCCTACTATCGGCGGGGCAGGCGGGAGATGGTTCTGATGGAACCTATTACACTCTAATAGAATATGATGCTACTCAACAGGCAGAACATAATCTAAAACCTATATCACAAGATTGTTGGTCTTTGTATCCACACGTGATGATACAAAATAGAAATACTGTTCCAGCATCTGCAAATAAGAGAATAGTTATTGAAGAATATACTGGTATATATGGAAACTTTGTTGAACTCAATACAGGAATCGGTAATGATTGGGTGACATATGATTCTATTAGTGAGACAATGGATTTAGTTCAACATAATGGAATTCCTGCGGGTGGTTGGAGGATTCCGGGTGATAAAGGTGGATATTATTCTTGGGAAGCAGAGTTAATCATTCGAGGTGAATCAGGACCTATTTTAGATATAATGAATAGAGCATTTATAGATAGAGGATCAACTATATACACAGCATTAGCACCTAACCCTGTTGCTTATGATGACTTGACATCAATAGGGGGTGATCTAACTAAAACTGTATGGAGATATAATAAACCAGTCTTAATATTACAAGAAAGTAATAGATATTATCCTAGTCAAAATGCTAACTTTAAACGATTACTTGGTTTTGAAAATACTCCTGTGGTTGACTTCTTTCAGTTTGGAGAAGGGCAACAAGATGCTGATTATATTGTATCCTCAACTTCTACTCCTAGATTAGTCAGTAGTAAATCTATCTTTGTTAGGATACATAACTTCACACAAGAGAGTGTGAATGCCTTCCAAGGTAATGTAAGTAAAATCATTGCTCACTTACCTCGTTTTGATGGAACTAATGTATCAGGACCTCTTTATCTAGAACCTAACAATATGGTTTATATGGATCTTAACAATAGTGAAGAACTCAATATTAGTAGTTTTGATATATCCTTATGTTATGTTGATGAATCATATGCAGACTCATTAGTAGGCACTACTATCATAGTCCTACATGTCAAACAAAAAGATGATACAAGTGTAGGAGCATTAGATAATGTTATTGCTGGTTAAATTTTTATAAGTTTTTACCATAATATAGTTATTTTATCATTTTTTTAGTAATAATTTTTTTAATATTATCTATAATATAAATGGATAAGTTACCTGATAGTCTTAAATATGATATAGTTGAAGAACCTTCGTCTAACCCGCCTGCTCCTTCGTCTGCTGAACAAATAACAGAGCAAGGTGATCATATACCTGTGCCTGATGAATTACAAGATGATATACCATTAGAGAAAGATGTAGATGATGATCTACCTGTATTTAAACCTAAACCTGAACCTAAATTAGAAGATATATTTTCTATGTCAGATAAACCTAAAAAGAAATTAACTAAATCTGGTAGACCTAGGAAACCTATGACCGAAGAGCATAAACAAAAGTTAGCACTCGCCAGGGAGAAAGCAAATGCTAAACGAAAGTATTTAGCAGATCAACGTAAGAAGGCGAAGGCAATGGAAAAGGAAACAAAAGAACTTATGAAGAAGAAGAAAGAAAAAGAATATCATAAACTAAAGAAAGAAGTAGAAGAACCTGTTGATGAAGAAACAGAAGAAAGTAATCCTAATTTTGTATATGAAAAGAAAGAATCAGTACATAAACCACAAGTTCAATATCTAGGATTAACAAAAGAAGATTTAGATAAAAGTCATCTTAATGCTATACTCAAAGTAGAAGCAATGAGAAAGGAGCGTAAAGCAGAGAAAAAGAAAAAACAACAGATAGATGCTTATAACCAAGAAACCCTCAAAACATTGAAGAAAATGACCTGGCAAGACACGGCAGGTCTATACTCTAACTGTTTTTAGGCAAAGAACCAACCAGAAGATTTAACTTCTTCCTGTTTAGGTTTATCGATAACCTTACGGATAATACTAACCTCTTGTTTCACCTCATTAAGTTCCTGTTTGAGATTTTTTACAAGTAATTTAATTTCTTGTAAAGTATCAGCGTTTTTTTGAATAGGCGATTGTTTAGGCATATTATACACAAAGTAATATAAAAATTTAAAAGCATAAAAAATGATATCTTTTAACCTAATAATTTAGGAGCAGTTCCACCTACAACCCTTCCTGCTTGTTCTAATAGTTTTCTAGGGTGCTCTCTCTCAAATTCTGCGATATCTTTTCTAACAGCACCTATTTGTGATGATTCAGCACCTCTAATTTCTTTTTGTTCTTCGACACTTTCACCTACGACCCCTACTGCTTCTGCTACGGCACTACCGATACCAAGTCCCGCACCTAGAACTCCTAACCCTATAACGACAGGAGCGGCGGCGGCACCGAGGACTCCTGCACCGATTAATGCTCCCGCCCCTAATGAACCTAACTCTGCGACCCCACTACCAACTTGTAATACATTAGAAATTTTTTCACCTTCACTATCACCAACAACATGTCCAGCATCAATATCTTCAATTAAATCCATAGCACCCCAACCTATATTAAGAACACTACCAGAATGTCTTAAAAAAGCAGTAGTTCCAAATTTACCTGCCTTTGCTATATCACCAGATAAATCTAATGCTTTACCTGTAATAGATTTACCTGCTTTACCTACTCTTGCTCCTTCCCTACCTCCAAGTTGATTAATTCTTGCTTGAACATTACCTTCTAATCCTAAATCTGATATAGCACGAGTTTCAGCAGTAGGTAATCTTCTAACAGGTATACCTTTTTTAGGGATAGGAGGAGGTTCAGGAATAACTGATCTTACGGGATTTAATTCTTGTGTGAGTCCCTCACCTACCGCCCTCACCCCTGGTTTAGGACCACCCGTAGTCTTCATTGTTTTTAATTTATATGCTTGCCTTCGTTTAGCAATTTCTTCTTTACTACCCATAAGACCTCCAAAAGTAGCAGTCTTGAGTATTTCATCTGCTCTATAATTACCTTTTGCTACGTCAAAGGCGACTCCCTTCGCTGAAAAAGCAGCAGTCTGTGTAGCAGCGATCTTACTCTCAATATCATCACTTTCCTTTTCAGAGAGTTCGCCTTCCTTTTCATTTTGTATACGAATTATTTCTGCTGCTTGATCACGTCTATATTGATCTAGTGCTTGATTGTATGCTTCAATTTCCATACGTCTTCTATGGCGAGAAAGAAACCCCGATACATCTGCTGTATGTAAATCCATTTTATATATTCCCTAATATATTCTTTTATCTTACGAATAAAATATATTATTATTCGTCCATATTAAGAGACATGTCCCCTTCCCATATGACTGTTTCAAAGTTATGGAGTACTCTTGCAGGATTTTTTTGGAGGTCAAGATATAAAATTTGATAAGGTTCTCTATGGACTTGTTTATATAGTTTGATGAAGTTATCTATTCCTCCTACACTATCCCCATATTCTTCGGCGATCTTGATTAGTTCTTTCATATTCTGTTGTCTACATATAAATACAGAGTTAGCATTATTACGTATCAATCCTGATACAGCACGGAAACTTTGAGTAGCAATACAATAGAAATCAATATAATGTCTAAATCTAGTAGCAAAGAAAGATACATTATTACTCTTACTAAAATCTTGTGTTAATACATCATCTAATACAAGAGCATATGAAGGTCTATCATCTCGTGGATATGCAGATTGTTCTTGTTTGATAGCATCAATCATCCAATCTTCATAGTGATCTTCACAATCAAAATATTGACTTAATAACATACCTTTTGTATCGGTATTAAGAGTAGTAGAGATAATTTTAACTGTATCAAACTTACCTTTATAGAAGTCTTCATTACAAAAGAAGTTAGTTAATAGATTACTTTTCCCTGATCTGACAGATCCTATTAATAGTGCTAAACAGGGCATTTGAGGTAAGTTCTCATGAATATCACTAAACCTACTATCTTCTTGTAAGTCTTTGACTTTGAGTATTTTAGGGACTTTCATCTTATCTTTCTTCTTCATTTTAGCATCAGGTTTATCGGTATTTTCCTCCATGTGATATATATATTAAGAAAATATTTTAATAAACAAAATATTATATTTTATATTATGTAAGGTATAGTATACAATGAGTCAATGGAAAGAAGTTCATAAGAAAGAAGTATGGGAATATATGGGTAAGAAACATGATCAATGGTTAAATCCAATAATGATACCTAATTTGATAAGGAGAGATAAAGACCAATATACTACTCAAAGATACTTACAAGAAAGTGATCCAGAAGATTTGAAAGAAACTGCTACTGCTATTAATGAGATGAGAAAGATATTTATGGGTGGAGCACCTATATCAAAAGGTAAATTCCAATATACACGTAAAGGATTAGAACAAGAGGTAAATTTTAATATACCAATAGGATATGTAGCAGTAGTCAATAATAAAACAAAAGAATATACTAGATTACCAGAAGATGCTTTTTATTTAGCATTGAAGCAATCAGGATTGACTGATAAACAACAGGCGGCAGCGAAGAAGAAATTTATGACTAAAGACCGTGAGTTCTTTACAACTAACGAAAAGATATTAAGAGCAGTAGGACAGAATCCACCTCAAGACTTGAACCCTGAACCTTTTGTAGCAACAAGGGAAGATGTGATATCATTAGGTAAACAATATGGATATTTTCAAGATATTATTCCAAAGAAACGACAAAAAGAAAAAGTATCACAACCAATAGCAGAAGACGTCTCCCCTCGTACAAGAGAAGTGTGGAAATTATATAAAGAATATGGTATATTTAGCACCTCGGAAGAAGAAGAAGAAGAAGCAGGCGATGAGGAAGTTTATGATCCTGAATTACTATATGATCCTGTTACAAAAAAACCAGGAAGGATATATCTTGACGAGGTGACCTATATAGTTGATAGTGGTAATGTATTCACAGCAGATCGTAGTAAGAAGGTAGGTATTTATGCTCGAGCGGGGGAGATTATATGGGAAGATGATAAAGCATATGAAGATCATCTTAAACGAATTGAATCACTTGAAGAACCCCTAGGACTAGATAATGATACTGATACTGATACAGAATTAGACTTACCAGTCCAGGAGGAAGAAGAAGAAGAAGAAGAAAGGGAAGAATATAGACCATTTTTCTATTATGATTTGAAAATGATATACTCACCAGAGACAGATGAAGTATTAGAGGGTGATGAAGATGATGATGATTATTACAATGTAATAGGTAAATTTGACTTCAATGAAGCAGGTGAACGTTTCAATGCCAAGTTATCCTCTGCGGCACAGAAGTTAGGTGATATAGATTTTAATAATAAAAAGTTAGCAAGGAAATTTATAAAGAAACATAAAAAGAAATTTCCAGATCAATATGACTATGAAATAACCAAGTCATATGAAGCAGGAGGGACGTATGTTAAACCTACCAAAAAGTAATCAAAAGTTTGAACCAACCATAGAAATAGAATATTACAACACATAAGATAATATAATGTTCAAATTCCATTATAAAGAATTATTATATTATATTATGTATAAAAAATGAATAATGAAAAAGTCCAGAGTGAGTTACAAAAATTCAAAGATAAGAAGTCATATGATAAGCATTATTATCATACTATAATAAAGAACGATCCAGAGAAGTTACAAAAGAAAAGATTACAAGCAAAGGAGTATATGTCAGGTAGAAAGGATAGATCCAAAGAATTATATGAGAAGAATAAGGAGGTGATATTAATAAAAAATCAGATTAGATATTATAAGTCACGTAATAGATTAAGTGAATATAAGAATAAGGATTCATATAAAAAAGCATTAGAATTAAAACTTATAGATCCAATAGAGTAAGTGCTTCATTACGGTATTCTTCCCAGGTAGATAGATCTTTCTCAAATAGAGTAGGGACAAGTGTATCAACGATAGTATCGATAGTGAGTACATCTTCTTTCTTTTGTTCTATCCAAGCATCATGCAGGAGATCTACAATACATTCCCATTCTTCATCAATACAACAGTGTTGTTGAGATTTAGGTAGATTCCAATCAGGATTCCATTCAAAGGGGGTATCATAGTCACTAGGTTCAGGATTAGGTGGTAGTTTAGAGACAGGTTGAGATACAGTAGCACGGGGCATTTACTATTACAATACAAAAAAAAGATATCTTTAAAATAATTAATCAAATTTAATAGTAATGGGACCTTTAATAAATTGACAATAATAAGTGTTCTTTTTTTTGAGTTTCGCCCGTTCATCAAGTTGTTTCTGAACCTGTGGTGATATAAGTGGTTGAAATCGTTCTTTACTCATAATATTTTCATTCATTAACTTACACGCTCTTCTAACAGAGGGTAGATCACCAAATTGAGTGATATATAACATATCATCTTTTATTTCTTGTTCATTATTGTATTCAGATTTATGTATACAGTAATCATTTTTACAGTAATGTATTATTTTTTTACATATATACATGAGGTCTTTTTTTTGCTTTACATTAAGAGTTTTTTTAGGGTTTTTATTAGATAGATATGTTTTGAGTTCAGAGGTAGAATTGATTTTATAGACATTAGTATTAAAATTCATATCATTATCGAGTGATTTAATTAACTTTGATTGAATAGATTTTTTATTATCACTATGACCGAATACAATCGGTATATTAATAGTATTAATAAGTTCAATGAGATCAGTTTTAGAATGTGACTTATCAATTTTAAAATTTTCCATTATATACTTGTAAATATAAAAAAAGATAACTTTAAACGCATTAAGAACAATGAATTAACTTCTCCCTCAAATAACTAACAAAAGTGATTCTACTATATTTTTCATTATGAGAGGCGACATGTTGATCATTAAGTTTAAATACAGGATATAGAGTATCATTATAGGCATCATCTTCGGGAGTAGTCCATATTTCAGTATTACTATGGAACTGATGGACATCAGCAACTAGGATATCATCTTGACGTAGATTAATACCAATACCATATTTGAGTATAGTAAATAATGCTCCTCTATATTTCCCATATTCAAGACATGATAGAACAGCAATACCCCCATAGTCTCCTGCATCTTGATGTAGAGCAGTTCTAAAATTTCTATTAATAGTTATAGTAGAGAAGGCAGTGTGATCTATTTTGAAATCAGGTTGTAGGTTAGCACGATCTAATTGTTTCTTATGTTCCACAGGTCTTAATTTTTGATACCATCTATCAAGTTCGTGTAGATAAGGTTTACCTGCTTCGTACTGATTGAGATTATTTTTAGTAAGGAAGGTAAGTCTACATGGAGCATCAATATTAAGTGCTTTTGTTTTCTCAAAGAAACCGATAGGTGCTGATCCTACTGGATTATTGACTCTCATTTTACTCTGTTTGCCTTTGACCATATACGAAGTAGAGTATCCCTTTGTATTAGTGAGTTGCCTCCTTTTCCAATAAGGCGATGAATGATCGATAGGACCCGCTGACGCACCTCTCCCCCTAGATACCGTAGCAAAGTGTTTATAGTTGTCCCAAGCATAGCGACTATTTTTGAGACGTCTTTTCCTAAACGAACATATAAATTGTTTAGTATCCATATCATAGATATCACAATCATAATCAATAGTATGAATAACATATCCATCGTCAATAAACTGTCCTTTGAGTTGTAAGCATTCTTCATCACTAATTATAGCAGGTAAATATAATGTTTTAATAGTCATATACTTATATTAAGAAACAAAAAAAAGATATCATTTTTTAACATAAAATAAAGGGGGTAGAAAGTAGTCATATGTCACCTTTTTATGAATCACAAAAAAGTTCAGCAGGCAAATCTCATCAACGCTCCTAGGGATTATAATTTTTTGAGGGGGGTATAATATGATTACTTTTTACCCCATTATTCATCTTCAAGTTCTTCGAGATATTCTATTTCAGGTTTAATATGATCATATAAATATTCACTAACATATGGATTATCATGTTTAGATGTATCTTCCATATTCTTAATATTGAATTTATCATTTTGAAGAGAGTACTCAAAACTTTCTTTCCCTTTTATAGCGAATACTCCACAGAAGCACATACCTCCTTCATAATAAGTAAGGATAACTTCACAATCATCAGGCATTTTATTACTGAACTTCTCTATCGCTTCAAGAGGAGGACACCACGCAGTATTGAAACTACATTCATATTGACCATCTTCAAACCAGTCCTTTCCACCATCTTGAGGATCACATATATCCCATTTAGTTCCCCAGTTATCAATATTCCAATGATACCACCCCTCACCCTTGTAATCATCAGTATCAGGAGGTGGAACCATATATTCTAATAACTTTTCTTCATCAACAGCATCTTTAATATCTTCTAGAAATTTTTCATCAGTAGATTTGATAGTGAGAGTATTCGTGCACCAGTTCGGCATTATGATATAGTTTTGTCTTACTTTGTTTTTACTTACAAAAATCAAATGTATACCGAAGAGTGTTGAAGTGGGGCAAAAAGTAGTCATATTATACCCTCAACAAAAAAATTTATATCCTATACAGAATCACTGATAATCCTCACGATACTTTTTACAATTACAGAAATAGGTGACATATGATTACTTTTTACCCCATTAATTTATCCCATTCTGGATCATTACAAATAGAAGATATAGTATCTTCAAGATCATTATTTACATACTCTAATATATGATTGTTTATTTCACCCACAGGATTAAGGATAAATGTATTAATTGCTTTATCAATTTGCCCTGCTACAAGTTCTATTACTGTATCAAGGTCATCAGAGTGATCTTCTAAATATTCCATTTGTTCCTCTGTTAATACTGCTCCCAACATATCATGAGCATAAGAGTATCCAACTCTCACATCGAACTGATGACAACGTGAGTCCCTATTAGGGATAACAGGACATTTGAGTTCATTAATCTCTTGTTTCATATCCGCTATATCGTGCTTACTATAACTCTCACCTAACATATTTTCCAGATCATTATTATTTTGTTCTAGTTCCTCATTTTTATCTTTGAGTTCCTCATTCTCTTTTTTCGCTTCATTCCATTTGAGAATGAAGACGTTTCTCGGGTCCTCTTGGAGTTTCTCAATCTCCTCTTTGAGTTCCTTATTCTCATTAAGCATTTTCTCGTGTAGATCATGTCCTAAACTTAAACGAGTCTTGAGGTGCGAACTATCCTCAACATATTTACAGAATACTTCCCTAGGAATATCGTATGTATCCTCATCAACATTGTAGTATTGTTTGAATGGTTCCATAGTTTGTTCGTATGTATTCATATGTATTTGAGTTTGTCTGTATGTGAGTTTGTGTATCTAATAAACAAAACACTTACAAAAAATCAAATGTATACCGAAGAGTGTAGAAGTGTGAGTTAACAGGTCATATAACTATTGAGTAAAAAAAATCTATCTAACTACTCTACTAACTAACTAACTAATGACTAAATTTAACAGGTTATAGCGGTTCTTACCATACGATTTTGTTCAGGTTTGGTAGGGGTATCAGATACATTTTTAGATATCTGGCGACTACCAGGGCGATGGCGGGCGATAGCAGGCATACCACGAGTTGTATGTAGGCAAACCATAGTTCTTGAGGTAGATTAGTTTTGGTAAAATGTATGTGAGTTTTAAGTAAGTTGTTGTGATATTATAGTGTGCTAAACTCTGGACTTACAAAAAATCACATTTATGCCGAAGAGTGTTGAAGTGCCGATCAGATGGTCCAAAAATAGATTATAATAATCTATTTTTGGACCATCTGATCGGCACTTCAACACTCTTCGGCATAAATGTGATTTTTTGTAAGTCCAGAGTTTAGCAC